GGAATGTTAACTGCCCCTTCATACTATTATATTATTATTGAAGAAAATGAAGAATTACCTGATGCGGCAAGTTTTCATGCAAGAATAGATTGGGCAAGTAGAGAAGCAGTATTAGATAGAATGGCAGGTTATGAGGCTGACCCCGAAGAACAAACATATGGCACAAGAAATTATCTCGGTGAAAGAGGGCATGAGGACTTGGTGGAATAATGGATAATCTACTATTAGAGATGGACTTGAAAGCGTCCGAAGGAAATTTTGAATATTTCTTCACTAAAGTTTTAGGCTATCAATTAACAGATTTCCACGCTGAATGGTTAGAAGAAGTTCGCAATACAAACAGCACAGTTATTATCTGTTCTCGTGACCACGGAAAATCTGTTTTCTTTCACGCATGGTGCGTATTCCAATTAGTATTCCAACCTTCAGGTTATGAGATTGTATACATTTCTTCTAACCATAAACAGACTATGGTTCACATGAAAGATATTGAAAGAATCTTCATTAACACACCATGTTTGAAAAAATTCAAACCGAGAGAAGGATGGGCCGTTGGTAACATGACATTAACAAATGGTAACAATATCAAAGAACGTTCAGTCGGTTCTCAAATTCGAGGTTTGCACCCAAATGAAATTATCATTGACGACCCTTTGAAAGAGTTTAGTATGAATGCTATTAAGCGAGTAAGTGATTGGTTTTGGGGTGATATGATGCCTACCCTGCACCACACAGCAAAACTTAGAATGGTTGGCACACCGTTTACCTATACAGATATATTCGCTGAATTAGATGAGAACCCTGAATATCAGGTTCTACGTTATCCAGCAATTAATCAAGCGGGTGATGCATTATGGCCTGAACGTTGGAATGCTGAAAAGTTAGAACAACGTAAGCGTGAAATTGGTTCTATGAAGTTTACACGAGAATATCTTTGTATACCTATTAGCACAGATACAATGTTATTCGACCCTGAACATATTAAAGCCTGTCAAGATAAACACGCTATGTTGCGTAGTAGTAAAAGGGATGGTTACAGGTATTACATTGGTTATGACCCTGCTATATCAGCAGATGGTGATTACACAGTAATGATGGTTCTTGAAGTAGATGATGATATGAATAAACAGGTCGTTACAATGTTTAGAGCCAAAGGTTTAGACTTTAGAGAACACATTCAACATATCATGGACTTATGCCGTAGGTTCCAACCTGAAATTGTAATGATTGAAACTAATACATTCGCAAAGGCTTTTGCTATGGAATTAAAAAGTATTTCAGACTTCCCCGTAAGGGAATTTACAATGAGTAGAAAGAAAAAGGAAGAAATCATTGTCAATTTGCAGATGAATATAGAAAACCACAAAATTATTTTCCCTATGCGTAATGCAGAATCAAAGAATGTGACCAAAAGTATTATACAGGAGATGAGTGCATTCGGTATCAACGTGAATGGTAAGATTGAGGGCGTAGGCGCTCACGACGATATTGTAATAGCACTTGCATTAGCAAATTACGCCACAAAGACTTTTAATGACGCTTTTATTGACATAGATGACGAGGGGTTCTTTAACGATAGTCAGCCGAACACGATGCCGCACTTAGGAGGGGGAATATATGGTATTAATTAAGAGTAGTATTGATGCAGATGGTCTTAGAGAAGATTTAGAAGAACTTGAAGATGTTCATGCAAATCAAGTAGCACCTGTTGAAGAAAAAATTAGAGAGAAGGTAGCACAAAAAGCAGAATTATCAGGTAGTGAAGAACCAATTGATTTACTGTTAAATCCTCCTGCTGATAATGAACTAAATCCATTAGATTCTTATGCTTCAGCAGTTGCCGAACAACCTTTTACAAAATGGCTTGCTACACAATATGATGATGAATTAGATATTATGAAAAAGATTGCTACAATGAAAGGTATTAATTTAACTCAAGCCCAAACATATATTCCATCGTTCCCAACACCTCCAATTGTAGGTGATAAATTTATTCCTGATTTGGTTAAGGAAATGAGAACACTAAGGCGTGGACTAAAAGGTGAACATAGAAATAAAATTACCAAAGCAATAGACCACCTTATTACTGCATACGAAGAATATATCAATAAATGCACAGATTCTATTTATTGGGTTAGACCATATCAAGATATAATAAAATCATTGGCACTAACTGAAGACAAACTACAAAAACTATACAATATTAAGGATGCCGAAAATAGAAGTGAATTTGTAGAACTTCTTTGTAAAATGTGGGAGAATACATTAGAACAAAAAGAACTATCTTATGGTGCTGACTTTGCCAATGTAACTAAATCAATCAAAGATAGTCGCCGTGAGTTTAATAAGAAATTAAAAGATATTTCTCACCAATCTATTAGAAAATCTAAGAAAGAAAAGATTAAAGAAAATGTTAATACTATCATATGTAATAATCCGGGAATTACTTCAAATGGAATACACAATAGATTACCTACATCACAACACAAAATTACAAGTCCTCAATCTATATCAAAAATGGTTAAAAAACTAAATGCTACAAAAGTAGACGATGGTTATTACCTATTACCCAATATTATCAAAAAAGATTTATATTCATATGTAGCGGGATTTATTGATTCAGATGGTTACATTACTATGGATTCCAAAACTTCTCCAAGAGTGGGATTAATTGCTACGGGAGATAGAGGACGAGGATTTTTTAAAGAATTAGAAAAAGAATTAAAGTGTGGTAGATTACACCTTGACCAAAAGGTAGGAGATAATAGCCGTAGTCAACACCGCTTAAATTTTTACAGTCAAAACGATATTGGGGTAATCTTAGAAAAGTGTTTGCCCCATTTTAGAATGAAGAAATCACAAGCAGAATTAGTATTAGAAGCAATCAGAATTAAGCAAGGTTTTAAAAAACAAGATTGGGCTAAACCAAGATTACAAGAAATCTTCAAATTAATTAAATACGAAAATTGGAAAGATGCAAGAAATCAAACTGAATTTGAAAAATATGATATTGACCCTGAAGTAGTAGTTAAATATCACGATAATAGTAAAATGAGTCTAATGGACAAAATAGAAAGTGGGGTGGAATGATGGGACTAAGAGATTATATTGGGAAGTTTGTTAGGCGTAAAACACCTACACCTAAAGATAAAGATGTGTATAATTTAGGTATTCAAGAAAGGAAACACGCACAACACGCTGTTGGGCCATACCTATACGAAGTGGCTAATCAATCAGTTATTGTTAGAACGTGTATTGGTAAACTTAAGACTGAGATTTTCCGTAGAGGTTATGAATGGGAAAAGGCATTCTATCATAAGTGTCAAGATTGTGGAACTACTATGAAAGAACATACAGAACAATGTGTTAAGTGTGGTAGCACAAATATGGTTAAACCAAACTACGACCAAAAGCATTATGCTGAAAAGTTTTTTGAGGGTTATGTCAATAAATCCGAACAATTATTTATTGATGTATTAAAGGAATTAGAATCAGATTTGAATATTGCAGATGACGCCTACCTAATTTTAGTCAAAGAATATTATTTAGATAATCAGGGTAATGTGGCTATGCATCGAATTAAAGAAATATATCGGGGCGACCCACTAACAATGTATATTGAAGTAGATGAAGATGGTGATAGGAATTGTTCAAATTATACCTGTTTAACTCATAGGGAATTTATTACTCAGGATAAACATGAAAAGTGTCCTGAATGCGGTTCTAAAACTCATCCGATTACATTTGTTAATAGAGTTCATGGGGAAGACCAATACTTTGTGCAAGGTGAAGTAATACACATTAGCAAGTATAACCCAAGTCGCCTTTACGGTCGCCCACCAATCATTACTTTATGGAACCACATTACTACCCTTATTGCTATGGAAAACTATGTTAATACTTCATACACTAAGGCACGAACACCAAGAGGTATTCTCGCGGTTCAAACGAATAACATGGAATCATTAGTGCGCTATTGGAAAGGTGTAAAAGAAAAGTTAGAGAAAGACCCACACTACATCCCTATCATGGGAATTGAAACTGAAGGTAACAACCGAGGTAGCGTTGAATGGATTCAATTTATGAACACTCTAAAGGAGATGGACTACATACCTGTTAAGGATGACTTAAGGGATAGAATCGGTGCTTTCTATGGTGTTACAAAGGCTTTCCAAGCAGACTCATCAACAAGTGGTGGGTTGAATAACGAAGGTATGCAAATCCTTGTTACAAATCGTTCTGTTGAATTAGGGCAGAACGTGTATAATCAATATCTATTCCCTTACCTTATGGGTGAGTTTGGTATCACAGATTGGAAGTTAATGTTACTACGTTCAGAAGAAGAGGACACAGTAGCAACATTAAGACGCCGTGAAATTGAAATTAATCTTGCGGCTCAAATTAAGAATTTAGGCTTTGAGGTAGATATGGATGAAGAAGGTAATTTCATCTATAAAAAAGTC